GTAGCGATAGTACCAATTAAACTAGCACCAGTTACGTTACCAGTTACACTAACAACACTACCTAAGTGACTACTACCTGTAATTGTACCAGTTGAGCTAATTAAACCACCAGTTAACAAGTTACCACTTGTTGTGTTACCAGTTACAGCTAATGATGTCAATGTGCCAACTGCTGTAATGCTCGTTTGACTTGCTGTAGCGATAGTACCAATTAAACTAGCACCAGTTACGTTACCAGTTGAGCTAATTAAACCACCAGTTAACAAGTTACCACTTGTTGTGTTACCAGTTACAGCTAATGATGTCAATGTGCCAACTGAGGTAATACTTGGCTGACTTGCTGTAGCGATAGTACCAATTAAACTAGCACCAGTTACGTTACCAGTTACACTAACAACACTACCTAAGTGACTACTACCTGTAATTGTACCAGTTGAGCTAATTAAACCACCAGTTAACAAGTTACCACCAGTTACGTTTGCTGTAGCACTTACGCCAACGTTAGTACTCCAAGCGTTAGCTGTACTATTATAAGTCCAGTTAGTTAATACTGCTCCAATAGGACCAACGTTGAAACCAGCACCGTTAATGTTGGAATATGTTGTTTGGTTATTAGCTAATTCAATGTACAAATCATTAGTTGTAATAACGTTACTATTAATAAATGTAATATTACCTTGAACGTTCAAGTTACCAAGGATGTTTGCATTAGAACTAACATATAATGTGTTAGCTGATACTTGACCACCGGCGCTGATCAAGCCACCTGTTAACAAGTTACCACTTGTTGTGTTACCAGTTACAGCTAATGATGTCAATGTGCCAACTGCTGTAATACTTGTTTGACTTGCTGTAGCGATAGTACCAATTAAACTAGCACCAGTTACGTTACCAGTTACACTTGTTGATGTACCTGTCATTACACCACCAACAACACTAGCTGCTGTTACGTTACCTGATACACTCAATGATGTCAATGTGCCAACTGAGGTAATACTTGGCTGACTTGCTGTAGCGATAGTACCAATTAAACTAGCACCAGTTACGTTACCAGTTACACTAACAACACTACCTAAGTGACTACTACCTGTAATTGTACCAGTTGAGCTAATTAAGCCACCTGTTAACAAGTTACCACTTGTAGCATTACCACTTACACTCAATGATGTCAATGTACCAACTTGTGTTAAACTACTTGTAACAACGTTACTGCTTAATGTTGTACCAGTAATATTACTACCTGCTACTGCGTTTGCTGTGTTTGCGTAGTTGGCTTGTGTAGCTAAAGCAACAGTACCACTTACATTGGCGCCAGCAACAGCGTTTGCTGTGTTTGCGTAGTTGGCTTGTGATACTGAACCAGTTACGTTACTGCCAGCAACTGCGTTTGCTGTGTTTGCGTAGTTGGCTTGTGTTGCTAAAGCAACAGTACCACTTACGTTAGCACCAGCAACTGCGTTTGCTGTATTGGCATAATTTGCTTGTGTAGCTAAAGCAACAGTACCAGTTACGTTAGCTCCTGGGATACTTGTTAAGCCAGCACCTGATCCATTAAACTGACTTGCTGTAACAGCACCAGTTGAGCTAATTAAGCCACTAGTTAATATGTTACCGCCAGTAATGTTAGCTGTAGCACTAATACCAACATTAGTTGACCAAGCATTTGCTGTTGAACCATAGGTCCAGTTAGTTAATGATCCACTACCACTGTTACCAGCCTGTAAACCAACTCCGTTTATATTGGCATGCGTTGATTGGTTATTAGCTAATTCAATATACAAGTCATCAGTAACAATAACATTACTATTAATAAACGTAATGTTGCCTTGAACATTTAAGTTACCAAGAATATTAGCATTGCTGTTAACTAACAATGTGTTAGCAGTAATTTGACCAGCAGCACTAATTAATCCACCCGTCAATACATTACTACCGGTTACGTTACCACTTGTGATTGCGCCAGTTGTTGATATTGTATTAGATCCAAATGCCGCTAAGAAACTAGCTGCTGTAGCGTTCGAGTAGCCAGCTGGTAATCCAGTTAACTGACTACCGTTACCAATAATGTAACCACCTGTAATATTACCAGTAGCACTTACATAACCACCTGTTAAAATGTTACCGCCAGTAGCGTTACCACTTACACTCAATGATGTCAATGTACCAACTTGTGTTAAACTACTTGTAACAACGTTACTGCTTAATGTTGTACCAGTTACGTTACTACCAGCAACAGCGTTTGCTGTGTTTGCGTGGTTCGCCTGTGTTGCTAAAGCAACAGTACCACTTACGTTAGCACCTGGGATACTTGTTAAGCCAGCACCTGATCCATCAAACTGACTTGCTGTAACAGCACCAGTTGAACTTAATGATGCTAATATGCCAACTTGTGTTAAGCTAGATATAACAACGTTACTACTTAATGTTGATCCAATTATTGAATCAGCATTAGCATTACTAGCTTCAACACCAGTTAACTGACTACCATCACCAATAAAGTAAGCAGCAGTAATGTTACCAGCAGCACTAATTCCAGCACCTGAGACTATATTACCACCAACTCCCATACCGCCCACAACTACTACAGCACCTGTTGTGCTACTTGTAGTGGCTAAAGTGTTAGCAAAATACGCGGGAGTGGAAGCAGTAACTACAAACTGGCCTGAACCATCTGCGTTGACATTTACGTTACCGTTTGTTCCTGCTGGTGTTGTTATAATACCGTTTGATGCTAATAGCAAGTTACCGCCACTGATGTTACCAGCGGCACTCATTGCGCCAGCTGTGCGTAAATTGCCACCAACAATATTGCCGGTTGCTGTGATATTTGTACCGGAAATTATGTTACCAGCTACACCTAAACCACCTGCGATAGTTACAGCACCAGTTGTACTTGATGTTGCTATGCGCGTATTAGCAAATACAGCAGGAGTAACATTAGTTACAACAAACAATCCAGTGCCGTCAGGATTAATTGTTACGTTGCCGTTTGTTCCAATTGGTGAAGTAATTTGACCACTAGCTGCTAACGTTATGTTACCGCCTGTGATATTGCCAGACGCGCTGTAACTCGCTGCTGTGCTAATACCACTTGTCAATACGTTGCCACCAGTTACGTTACCACTTAAACTAGCTACAGTACCTAAGAAACTTGAACCAGTTACAGTGCTAGCAGCACTGATTAAGCCGCCAGTTACAACATTACCGCCAGTTACGTTACCGCTCAAGCTGGCTACAGTACCCAAGAGACTTGAACCAGTTACCGTACCAGTTGCGCTAATTAAGCCGCCTGCTAAGACATTAGTACCTGTTTGCACGTTGCCACTTGCGCTTATATCACTACCAGAGAACAACGCACCGCCAGTTAAATTACCAGTGATTGTCATATTTCCCGTTGTAGTAGCAGTGCCATTGGCATTAGCTGTAACGATTGGGTTACCATCCCATGATAAACCATTGCCAGCTGTCAATGACATTGGTATGTTACCGATGTAGATAGTATTACCGCTTACATGTAATTCTTTCCACTGTCTTGCCGCAGTACCTAAACTATAAACACTATTAGCTGAGGGTACAAAGTTACCTGTTATTGTTGTTTGTGCTGTACCAACATTGATTACGTTACTTACGCCATTAACTTGGAATGTTACATTACTACTTGGAGTAGCGATAGCAACATTACTTGCGCCACTAACGATATGTGTAGCATTAACGTTGGCACTTAAGTTGGTTAACTGACTACCATCACCAACATAATAATAACCATTAGTTAATACTAAATTGGCATTTGCTAAATTAGCAGTACCTGGATTTTCCAATGAAAATATTGAGGTACCTGTTGGATCAGCAAGAGCTGTAACTGTTGTGGTTGTAGTCAGTTCACGCACTTCAATCGTATCGCTAACTTGTGGAGCTTCAGTAAATGTTAATGTATACACACTTACACTATATGATACTGTTGGGATCTGTACCACACCGTTGATAGTAACGATACAACTATCTGTGGTTTGTGGCTGATTAGCTATTTGTGCTAGTGTTAATGTGAATACTGTAGTGGATCCGTCACCTTCAAATTGTTCATTTTGAATAACTGTGAAGTTTGTAGCACCAATACTTTCCCACATTGAACCACTCCACATTTCTAATACAGAAAGTGTAGTATTCCAACGCTGCATACCAATTACAGGACTTACAGGACGTTGAGCTGTGTTACCAACTGGGATTCTGAAACTGTCGGTCGCGTTAATAGCAAATGTAGCGCCTGTTACGACAGAGCTATTACCAACTTCTACTGTGTTTGTTGTGCCATCTACCCACAATACGTTAGCATTACTACCGTTTACAGCAAAGCTGCTTGCATTCAATGCTGGATTAACTGTTAAGGTAGAACCAGCATCACTAGCAACATTATTTGTATATGTTGTGTTCCATGCTAAGTTAGCTTGACCTAAGTAGTAAGTGTTATCAGCACTAGGAACAATGTTACCAGTGACATTAACAGTATTGCCCGCTGTAATGTTACCAGATATACTTAAGTTACCACCGTAGATATTACCAGCAGCACTTACTTCGCCTGCTGTGTCTACGTTGCCAGCAATTACAGTACCACTTACACTAACAGCTGAACCAAAGAAGTTAGTACTGTACACGTTACCAGCAGCACTTACATCGTTACCTGTTAAGATGTAAGCACCAGTAATATTGCCACTTGAACTTACACCACCGTTAATTACTGTATTAGCTGTTACAATGTATGCGCCGTATACATTACCACTTGCTGTTACGGTAACAGCATGAATTACATTGCCAGTTACATCGCCAGTAGCTGATACATTACCTGCTGTTGTTAAATTAGCACCAGTGATAGTACCTGTAGCAGTTACGTTACTGCCGTCAGTTGTAAATCCAACATTACCTAATAATTTACCATCTGCTCCTGCGTAAACAACTTCTGTACTTACCAAGCTAGCATCAAAGATGTTGCCACTGGCACTTAAAGTTCCTGCGGCTACGGTCGCTGTTACACTTACATTCGCGCCATCGTATACGAAACCGCTGTTACTTGCTAATACGCCATTGTCGCTGTATACAACTTCAGTGTTAACTAATCCAGTGTCGATGTTGCCTGATACACTGATGTTACCAGCAGCGATATTGCCCATTACACTTAGATTAGTGCCGTCTGTGGTCAAGCCTGATGTACCAACCATCTGACTACCTGTACTGATAAACACAATACTTGAATTACCAATACCACTGTCAAAGATGTTACCAGCTACACTAACATTACCAGTAGAGATATTACCTTGTACACTGATGTTTGTACCGTCAGTGGTTAGGCCTGAACTACCAGTTAACTTACTACCAGTTGTTGCATATACAATACTTGTGTTTGAGATACTTGCGTCAACAATGTTACCAGAAACACTAATGTTACTTGAAAGTACTGTGCCGGCTACACTAACATTTGTACCATCTGTTGTAAAGCTGCTACTGCCTAATAATTGACCATCTGCTCCGGAATAAACAACTTGTGTATTTGCTAAACTAGCATCAAAGATATTACCAGCTGCGCTGATAACATTACCTAAGAAGTAATCACCAATCACATTTCCAACTGCGCTGATGAATCCAGCGGATGTAACATTACCGGCATTGACATATCCGTCTACATTTAGGTTACCTACCACATTTCCACTAAAGCTAATGCTATTAGCTGTTAATGTGCCTAATATGTTAGCGTTACCTGCGGTTATATTACCAGTTATACTTACTGTTGTGCCATCAAATGTAAAGCCACTGTTACTTAATAACTGACCATTCAAGCCTGAGTAAACAATTTGTGTATTTGACAAGCTAGCATCAAATATATTGCCACTTGCGCTGATATTGCCACTTGAAACAGTACCTAATACACTGACATTTGTTCCATCTGTGGTAAATCCAACATTGCCTAATAATTTACCATCTGCCCCTGCGTAAACAACTTCTGTACTTGATAAACTAGCATCAAATATATTGCCACTGGCACTTAAGTTTCCACTCGATACTGTACCAAGCACACTTACATTTGTACCATCAGTTGTAAATCCAGCGGCACCTACTAGCTTACCGTTTAGACCAGAATAAACAACTTGTGTATTTGATAAGTTAGCATCAAAGATGTTGCCGCTTGCGCTGATATTGCCACTTGAAACAGTACCAAGTACACTTACATTTGTTCCATCAGTTGTAAACCCGGCGGCGCCTAATAACTGACCATTCGCACCGGCGTAAACAACTTCTGTGTTTAATAAACTAGCGTCAAATATATTGCCACTAGCACTTAAGTTTCCACTTGAAACTGTTCCGAGTACACTTACATTTGTACCATCAGTTGTAAATCCAGCAGCGCCTAATAACTGGCCACCTGCTCCGGCGTAAACAACTTCTGTGTTTAATAAACTAGCATCAAATATATTGCCAGCAGCACTTAGTGTAGTAGTTGTAATGTTGCCAGAGGCTATATTACCTGTTACACTTAAGTTACCAGTTTCCAATGTCTGTGTGCTGTCAACATATGTAAGATTAACACTGGTTGTTAATCCGCCTTGAGCATTACCAAATACAACACTAGTATTGCCTACGCTACTGACATACGCAAATCCTGAACTAATATAACCAGTAGCACTGACGTTGCCAGCAGTTTGAATATCGCCAACTGCGCTTGTAGCACCAGTAATTGTTAAATTACCAAGACTTACATTACCACTTGTGTTAGCTGTGGCACTCAATGTACTAAATGTGGCATTGCCTAATGTTGGGTTTACTAATGTTAAGTTTCCAATTACACTAAGTTGGTTGCTGGCATTTACTACTACTGTAACATTGTCAGGCAATACATCAAACTGTGTACCTGTTAGGCTTAATGCTGTGCCTGCTGAGTAAGTACCGGCACCAGAGAATTGTACAAAAGTAATTGTCGTAGTACCAACAGTAATTGGCGAAGTTTCTAAATTGTTTGTACATGTCCATCCAGAACTTGCATTCTTTGTACCTTCTTCTACAAACATGAATGCGCCGTACATTTGTGATGCTATATCAAAGTCACTTGTGCGTGTTAAAACTGTACTTGTAGGACCAGTGGATGTAACTGTATATATGCCGTTCCATGCTCCATCGCTGCCAGTATACGCACCTTCATTCTTAATTAAAACACGCGAATTGACACCGTAATCAGCATAAATTGTAGCTAAACTTACATCGTCGATGGCTAACTGACTTGATGTTGTAACAGTTATTGTTGCTCCGACTCCACTTGTTCCATTATTATAAACAACATTTGTAACTCCAGCAACATTAGCTAGATATGTTGTAGAAGCAACTTGTACAGAAGCTTTAGAACTTAAACCTTGAGCTACAGTATCAACGTATGATTTACTAGCAGCATCTTGTGGATTAACGGGAGGAGTAGCTAAATTGGTAATGTAAGTATTACCTACATTGATATTGCCAGTTGCGCTAAACAGTACTCCGTTACCAGCATTGATATTTAATTGACCACTTGTTACTACGTTTGGCGTAACAACATTAGCACCAGTAATGTTACCATTTGTACCTGCGTAGATATTGCCGCTAGCCGACACATCACCTGCTGTAGCATATATGTTACTAGCACTTACATTATTTGTAACATTAACATTGGCACCAGCATCAATATTACCACTTACCGATGCGTATGTAGCAAAAACGTTAGAGAACGTAGCATTTCCAGCTACGCTTAATAATCCACTAGTTGCGATATTGCCGCCAGTTACGTTGCCACTTGCTGATACTGTAACAGCATTAATTACGTTGCCAGTGATTGTACCGGTTGCTGATACATTACCTGATGTAGCAAAGTTAGCACCAGCGATGTTGCCAGCAGCTGATACATTGTTAGTAACATTAACATTATTAGCTGTTACAGTGCCAGTTACATTCAATGGACTTGTTACGTTGCCACTTAAACTTAATGATACGCCATTTAATGCGTTGGATGAAACGACATTGCCCAATGCTGATACGTCTGTTGTAGCAACTACATATTGTGCTGTAGCAGTACCAGTTACGTTTAATGGACTAATAACATTGCCACTTAAACTTAAGTTTGCTGAGTTAACTGAACCAGCTGATACAACATTACCTAAGGCACTTACGTCTGTTGTAGCAACTACATATTGTGAAGTAGTTGTTCCGGTTACATTCAATGGGCTTGTTACGTTGCCACTTAAACTTAATGTTGCGCCATTTAATGCGTTAGATGATACAACGTTACCTAAGGCACTTACATCGGTTGTAGCTACAACATACTGAGAAGTAGTTGTACCAGTTACGTTCAATGGGCTTGTTACGTTGCCACTTAAACTTAATGTTGCGCCATTTAATGCGTCAGCAGTTGTAATATTACCAGTTGAGCTAACTGTGCCACTAGTTAATATATTTGCGCCAATTACGTTACCACCAGCACTGACATAATCAGTAACTGTTAAATTAGCCAATGTTCCTACTGTCTGTAAACTAGAATAAATTACGTTTGAACTTAATGTGTTGCCCGTTAAATTAGCAGCATTCATTGAACTAGCAATTACGCCAGTTAACTGACTACCGTTACCAATGTAGAAGCTAGCAGGATCAACAGTGATATTGCCGCTTGCGCTGATTTGACCAGTGGCGATATTGGCTAGTTGTACGTTGCCGCTTGTGCTGATTGTACTAGCATTAATGTTATTAACTGCGGTTAAATTACCACCAGTAATGTTTGAAGTTACATTCAAATCGCTTGTAACATTACCGCTTAAACTTAAAGTATTGGTATTAACGGCAGCATAAGCATTAATATTACCAGCCGAGCTAACTGTGTTAACAGCATAAACATTGTTAGCTGCGACATCACCTGTTACATTCAATGGGCTAACAACATTACCACTTAAACTCAATGACTGACTATTAACTGTGTCATAAGCATCAACATTACCAGCTGAACTGATTAAAGTTGTAGCAAAAACATTGGCTGCTGTAACTGTACCTGTTACATTCAATGGGCTTAAAACATTACCACTTAAACTTAAGTTAGCACCGTTTAATGCTGAGTATGTTGTGATATTGCCCTGAGCACTGATCTGACCAGCAGTTGAAACGTTACCAGCAGTTACGTTACCGCTAGCACTTACTGTAGCAGCTTTTACACTTCCACTTGCGCTAAGACCGGCAGAATAAACTGTGCCTTGTGCTGTTAAGTTACCAGCACCGTCTGTAGTTAAGTAAGATCCAGCAGTTACTAAACCAAATGAATCATTAACGTAAAATAACTCGCCTGGGGTTGTTGTACTTAGACTATACAAGTCAGTTGCTAACACACCAGAAGCAGAAATATTACCAGTAGCACTTAAGTTACCTAAACCGTCTGTTTCTACGCCCGATGCGCCTAAAACTTCACCGTCAGCACCAGCATATAATACAGTACTAGGAGTTGATAAAGTAGTAACATAAAGGCTATCAACATTGGCATTTGCGCCAACAACGATGTTACCAGTTGTACTTAATGTACCGGCACTGTATATTAAGTTACCACTACCAACTAACATACCATTTGAATCTGTGTAAACTACTTGTGTAGCTGTAATACCACTGTATATGTTGCCAGAAACTACACCAGTGGCAGTTACGTTGCCGCTAGGGACAACAACATTACCAGCAATAACATTGCCAGTAGCACTTACGAAACCAGGCGTAGCTAAATTACCAGCATTAACATAGCCACTAACATCTAAATTTCCTACCACATTGCCAGTAACAGTAACATTACTAACAACTAATGTACCGGTTACGTTGGCGTTACCAGTTATAATATCAGCGTAACTTAAAATAGCGATATTAGTCGCACCGCCAGTTGAACTAGTGTAAACAGTTACGAAACTTTTAAGTGTTTCATCCCATACGAAAGCGATATTAGTACTGTTGCCACGTTGTCCAATATAACCAATATCTACTGTAGGGGAGCCAGTTTGATTACTGGCTAATAGCAGCAACGGATCTTCAATAGTAACGTTAGTTGTATCGATAGCAGTAACGTTACCTGTAATCGACAAGTTACCTGCGATGGTTAGATCTGATCCATAGCTTAAGTTGTTTGCTAAAAGTGTTGAAGTAATGGAATATGGCTGAACTTTAGCATTCGCATTAATACCAAATTGTGTATTACCAGAGACAGCATCGCTGATCTGGTTATTATTAATTCTTGTTAAACTGTTTCCTGTAGTCACGGTTGTGGTCTCCTAGTATGAAAGTATTTATGGTACTTTGGAAATACTATGGGGCTACCGTATCAAAATTAAAAAGTGTGTTTTAAGAAGAGATAGTGCTGCCTAATGTTACTCGTTTCCATGCTGTACCATCAAAAACAGCAAGACAAGGGAAGCCAGAATTACCATTTGACACAAAAATAACCTGCCCAGCTTGAGCGCCCATTATGTTTGCCACCTGTGCTACGGTATAAGAGGGAAGTTTTAAACTCGTACCCACAATGTCAAAAACCCCGGTATTATTAACTGTAACCACAGGAGTACTATTAGTGATGAGATTGATATTGCCGGCCGGGGATACACTAACAGATGCGTTGCCAGATACGTTGGTTAGAGATGATACTGTTTGAGTATAACTTACGAATCTTATGTCTATGAGATCGCTAGTCATAGGAGCACTGCTAAAAGTAATCGTAGTATTAGCAACAGTATACGCCACACTAGGAAGCTGTAGTACACCATTAATTGATACCAACAACCCAGTCGCAACGGCTGGTTGATTTAATGTATAATTAGTTGACACACCATCGGGGGTGATTTGCTGATCAGTAATACTACCCGTGCCGCCTCCGCCGCCTCCGCCACCAGATACCCACGATATACCGTCCCAAGATTCTAAAGTGTTAGCAGTGGTATTAAATCTAGTTGTTCCGATCGGAGGAGCAGTGGGATATTGACTGCTTGACCCGGCAGGGATCACGATACCGCCAGTGCCAGCAAACGCAATTAAACTGTTGGCGTTTGAAGACGAAAACGTCGTGTTAGATATATTAATATTGGCGATGTTAGTATTACTGGGTAAATTTGTAACTCCAGTCAACCCAGAATAAACATAGCCAGTAATATAAACAACGTTGCCTGTGGTCAGTACATTGGGTATGGTTTCACCAATGAAATTTAGTGTCCCTGCTTGATAATCAAAGTAATACTCACCTGGGTTGGCACCACCCTGTCCATTTGCCGATATAAAAGTCACAGCAGCTCCGGTCAAGTTGGCTATGTTAGCTGGACCAACATATGCCTGTATCATATAACTAGATCCAAACTGCTGAGGTATCCACTCGGGTATATTAGTTAACCAAGTTGGATATATTGACTGCCCTGAGCTATTAAGCACTGGTACGGTGGTAGTATCTGGTACACACCGAATTGGGTTGCTATTTCCACGTTGAGTAATCAAATTTGCTATATTCGCAGCCATCGTGGGAATTTGATTTGCTTGTGTCCATACAGTATCACCACGATTTAACTCGGGGCTAGGTATAGACTCGTTTGACGGACTTTTATTAGTTTGGGTATCGGTTTTGGCAACACCGTACAGCTTTTTAACTAATAAGTCAACATATTGATCTAGTGGTATCGACATTAGTTACTCGCTGTTTGTAAAGAAAGTGCCGTGACACTTTGCCCAGATGTAAGTCTAATTCTTACATAAATTTCGTTAGAGCTGGTACTAGAACTAGATACAGTACCAAATGTACAAGTATAACTTCCATTAATGGCTGTATTTAACGGGATAGCTCCGCCCAACGAACATCCGTTAGATCCATTTCCGCCGTTCGCGGTATTCGCTCCTGGTCTACCACTACCACCATACGGTAAACTCATATTAAGCCAACCATTCAAATCCGATGTTGGCCCAACTCCACCACTATTAGTATCTAATACACTGCCAGGCAACGCTACCCATACTCCACCCACTGTGCCAGCTATCGCGATGTTAAATTTACTAGTTGATGCTCTTGTAAATTTGAATGTAAACCACTGTCCAGCCGCTTGGCCAGATAGATTAGGCCCAACTGGCGAATATCCACTGGTAAAGTTAGTTTGACTAAATGTCAATAAACCCTGTGTGCCACTACCAACTACAATGGCATCATATGTATATAACGGGCCTGTTTGACTGTTGAATGTAGATTCATTGCCAGTAAACACCGGAGTATTGCCTGTACCAGGATTTACTATTCTAAATGCGTTACCCGACCCTATACCAATAGTTGAACCAATCACGATATTTCCTTCATCGATCGCAGTGGTGTTACCGGTTTTATATAGTACTGTTGTGCCAGGGTTAAAAGTGTTAGTGCCTGTAGCGTAGCTATTGACTACACTAAGAGCAGGCCCAACACTACTAGCACCAAATCCTGAAATAATTGTAGCAGTGGTTGATATACGAATATTTCCAGTATTTGCGTATAAATTTTGTGGTAACGGCGTAGTTACATTGGCCGTGGCATATGTCAAACTCACCGGAGCTCCAAATGCGCCACCTGCTGAGCCGCTGACAAATGTGTCTGACAGCGGATACATATTACCACTTAATCTGTTTATGTTGGCAGACAATGTAAAATTATTAGTATTGATATAATGAGGTATAGTGCTGCTATAAGTATAAACCGGAGATACCGGAGTCGCTATTGCAGTATTTGTAAACTGCGGGGTGCCTGGGTTGCTATTATCATAATACCATACGGTAGTATTGGTATTTGAAGCAACATTATCACCTATATAAACTTCGTTCCAACCCTGTACGACATTCCCCGACGCAGAAGTTGAAAATACATACCAAAAACCTAAATTAATATTGGCATTGGCATAATGATAGTCAAAGTTATTAAAGACAGTTAGATTACTATAAACACCATTGGCAGTAGGTGTGGCATTGGGGTTGAATGTGACATTGCCGGCCGCGCTGCTGTTTAGATATACGGTCAATTTACCAGAATCCCCTGGGCCAACTGTCGTGATGGATGAAGTGCCGTATGTATTTGAGCGCAGTACTGTAGATACCACAGTGCCTCCACCTACATATTTGGCACTGGTTTTAGTGTTATCTTGTTGAGTTACACCGTTGGCCATTCTATAACTGGAAGAATTGTTAATGGACAAAAACTGTGATGCTGGGAATGTAGGAGGAGCCGGGGGAACTAATTTGCCCAGCACTTGATTTAATTCCGCTATGCCGTTCGTAACTGATGTGTAAGTATATAATGTAACAGCATTACTTACTAGATTACCCAATGTGGGTGTTCCCATCGCAATGCCCGTAGCTCCGCCGTTCACATCTGTAATTGTTACGATGCCGTTCGCTCCGGGAGCAAAGTTAATATTTGAATTTATATTACTGGTAATGTTGCCCACACCAACGTTACCAAAATAAACAGGTAAATAAGCCGCCACGTTAGCATTACTATAAGATGCTGCCAGGCCAGTTAATAGACTACCATTGCCCAGTATATAATTGCCAGCAACATTACCAGTTGTTGAAATGCTGGCATTTATAACAGTATTACCACCACTGGCAATAATATAATTTCCAGTTACATTACCACTTGTGCTGACAGTAACAGCAGTCACCGCATTACCAAATACAGAATTTGCTAGTATATTGCCAGTTACTGACACTACACTGCCTAAGAAACTAGTCCCGGATACAGCGCCTGCGGCTGAGATATTACCGCTGGTACTAATATTATTGCTAAAAATATTGGCACCAGCAATATTGCCACCAGCACTGATATAGTTAGATACTGATATATTGGATAGCGTCCCTACTTGAGTTAGACTTGATATCAATACATTAGAACTTAAGATGTTGCCCACTAAAGCATTAGCGTTGACACTGGCAGCATTAACACCGGTTAACTGGCTACCGTTACCTGTAAAATAACTAGCAGAGACATTGCCCGTTGCCGTTACATTGCCCGCAACCGCCAGTACATTATTGGTATAGTCAAAGGTTAAATTACCTGAAGCACCAATATTACCCAATTGATTGAATAAAATATCAGTGGTGTTACCTGTCACTGATACATTGCCCACAACATTACCCACAAAATAATAAGCAGAATAAACATTGCCCGTGGCACTTAATAGTCCGGGTGTTAAGATATTGCCTGCTACGATATTGCCAGTCGATGATAAATTATTGGCATGTATGTTGCCATTTACGTCAAGATCTACCGCAGGTGTTGCTGTATTGACTCCTATTTTTGAATTGGCTACATCAATATAAAGTACTGGAGTAGAATTAGCAGTGTTGACCACCGATAATGGAACACCATCTCTTTCAAGAGTGGTATTTAACATCTGTCCCGATAATCGACTAATTGCCATTGCGTTTCCTCATTAGGTTGTATGAATTACATCAATGGTGGCACCCAAGGGAGGAGCACTGGTAAATGTAATGTCAAAATTTGAAACGGTATAATTGACATTGGGAATTTGATACAATGAGCCCACGAATACTAGTATGGCGCTGGCAGTGTTTACAGCAATGGTCATGGTAAATGTGGTTGTTGCCCCATCGCCGGGACCTAAATTATCCACAGTATAATGCATAGATCCAGAAGATGCCAAATACTGGAAAATGACACCATTGAAAAATTCTATCTGTCCTTGATCTGTGTTGTACCGTATTAGCCCAAATACAGGATTGTCAGGACGTGTAGACGACGATCCTGTGGGAATCACCACACCAGTACTACCTGACTGTAATCGACGATTTTTTACAAAGTATCCCATTAAATTGAAGTATAGGAAGTTATTGCGGTAATAGTGCCACTAGTCTGCGCATTAGCATAGATAGCATCGCCTGGCCCTAGTAGTAATTTCTCTGCAGCGGCATAAATTTGATAGGTATCATTAGATTGTATCAGCAAGTTAGCCAACATTATATTGTTTGTAGAGGGCGAGGAGCTATTTGGCACCACAAATAAATTTGCTGTGACATTGCTAGCTGAGTAATTGCACAAAGTCAATGAAGTAACAGCAGAGTTTCCTGTACTAGAATAAATTGCGCCGACAGATGTTGTAAGTGAGTTAACTACTATGGTCATTTGTGTTCCTTAAAATATTAAACTGTAAACGATGGCTTTTGATTTGCTTACTAATTCGCCTGCTGCAGTGGGCGATACAAAATATAATCCTGTGCCACCGCCACTCACTGGATTACTAAACATTAGTGTGGTATTGGCCACAATGTTAGCCGGCGCAGCGTTACCAACATTAGTCAATGCTTCCACTCCCGACAGTGTAAGCACATTATTAGCATAGTCAAAAGTTAAATTAGCACTGGCAGCTAGATTTTGTCCGCCGTTATATTGAATCTGTGTATTTGATCCAGCTACAGTGGTATTGCCAGTGGCAATATTAACATATGCGCTGATCGGAGCACCATTTGAAGCCACACTAGAACTAATTTGCCAAGTGTTAGCAATCGCATCAAATCTTAATCCAGCAAAAGATGTGCTGCTCAACTGTGCCAGCATGCCCATGTCTGATATAGAGCCAGTATTATTAGCTGCCACTGTTATAAACGGGTTCATTGTCACGGCAGGTACTGTATAAGTTACATTGCCCTCAAATACAGTTTGCGCATTAACCGTAAATATACCATTACCATTATTGCATGTCAGGGTGTAATCTTGGTTAACAATTTTGAATGATGACATCAGAAAGAATCCTTTTGAGTATTTATGTTGTATTTTGCAGGAGGTGTCAACAAAAATCCCCGGGTTTTAAGCGGGGATCTTGCGTATCGTACTAGTTAATAAACTATATTAAGATGTATAGCTTGATACTTGTGCTAACGTCATATTACCATTGTTTCCATTAAATGTAGCCACATCTGCGCCGGATTTAGCAGTCGTTGATGCTGCCAATGTAAATGTAAGACCAGTTGTATTGCCCGCAGTGGTGACGATATTGGCACCACCTGTAGTAGCAGCTAACACAAACGCATTGCCAGTCGCTGTGCTAATGACAAAATAGTTAGTGGGGTTAACATAGCCTGATATCGTACCCGAAGCATTGGCCGCCGAACCAGAAACAGTTACCACTTGTCCAGTTGTAATACTAGCCACGTTAGAAGTAAATCCACCAGCAGTATTGGCAATGGCCACGTTGGTCAGTGGTACCCCAGTTGACTCGCCGGCTACAAAGAAGTTAACAGCATAACGATTTTTGGAACTATCAAAAATATATTTGTTAGTTAAACGGCTAGCATATACTGTGTTGCCATTTACTTTGAACGTCATATTCATTTGACCACTGCTAATACCGGCACTGGTTACCAATGAGCATTGTCCAGCATCTGATGCTGTGCCAGTTCCCGCTCCCGCTCCCGTCGCTGTAAACACTTGACCAATCTGTGGATTAATACCAGCGCCTATTTTAGTCCAGTCGGTTGTGCCCAATGACAAAATTTGATATGAAAAACCCGGTGTGAATGATCCGGCTGTAACTGAATTTTCACCAGATACTAGATATTTGGTGGTGCCTTTTTGTGTAATAATATGAGCAGCACCTTGCTGTCCATTAACATTGGCAGTGATGGCTACTACTGGAAATGCGCTAGTAGCAATATTGACGTTACTGCCACCGACTACACCTAAAAACTCACTTGATGTCATGCCTACAGGAATAACTGCTGTTGTAGGATCTAAATTTGCGAAACTGTTAAAACCAACGTCCGTTGGCACTGAATTATTTAATTTTGCTATCTTTAATGGGCGGCCCATGAGAAATTCCTTTGTTTTTGAACTGTGGGTTCTATTCCACTACGCGGAGATGATGCCGCATAAAGAGCACTATTACTCTGACAAGTATTTAGCAGAACTATCAAAAATTTAGTCTAGTCATTTACAGCCATTAAATATTGTCATGACTATAGACGAACTTATCACACAGGGAAATCACTTCAGAGCGATTTCACAACCAGAAAAAGCCATAGCTTGCTATGCGCAGGCATTTTTACAAAATCCTAAATTAGGCGCTGCTTATAATAACTACGGCAACGTCATACGTGAGATGGGGTTTCCTCGCCAAGCGATTGGATTTTTATTAAATGCCATTGATCTAAACCCCAACGACAGCATAGCACAGTTTAATCTTGCTGTGGCTTACCTGCTGGCCGGTGATTTAGATCGCGGCTGGCGGCAATATGAAAAACGTTGGCACTTTGAGCATTTAGATGGTAAATTACCGCAACTAGCTCAGCCACGCTGGCAGGGCGAAAGTCTACAGGGACGAACCATCTTAGTCACTGGCGAACAAGGCCACGGTGATAATATACAATTTGTACGTTTTGTTGAACAATTAATTACAGCCGGTGCCGGACAAGTTATAGTCAGTGTTGACCCCAGTCTCAAAACACTATTACAAGCATCATTTACCTCATCGACTGTAGTGGTAAGTGGCAATGATATATTGCCACCATTTGATGTTTGGTCGCCTATCATGAGTGTACCAGGATTTTTAGGTATAACTTATGAAAATTTACCCTATAAGATGCAGTATCTCACTGCCAGTAAAGACAGCATGGATGTGTGGCGGGATAGATTAGGGCTAAAACGTAAACTGCGTGTGGGATTTTGCTGGAGTGGACGTAGAGACAGTTGGATCAATCAGCATAAAGCTGTGCCATTTGCCAAGATGTTTGAGCTAGTCAAATGTAATCCCCAGTATGAGTGGATCAATCTGCAGACAGACTGCAGCCAGGAAGAAGAAGCACAATTACTAGCTGAAGGTGTCAAGGCCTACCCTGGCACTATCACCTGCTGGAATGACACTGCGGGATTGATACAGCAATTAGATGTGGTCGTGGCTGTAGATACTGCGGTAGGACATTTGTCTGGCGCTATGGGCAGACCATTTTGGCTACCACTAAATCAGTTTGGTCAAGATTGGCGTTGGCTGTTGGACCGTAATGACAGTCCCTGGTATTCCAGCTGCAGAATATTCCGTCAACCCAGTATCGGCAACTGGGATGAACCCTTGGCTCGCATACATAATAATTTAAAACTGTTTAAGATCTAAGTTGCGGGGTATTAGTTCGTCGAGCTGCCGTCGCCAAACAGCAGCCACTTTGACTTATTGCTTATATTGAGCAGACCAACTTTCATCAGTGTTGTCGGTGAATGTCACTGATAGATCGGATCTAGCACTGGGTGCGACATAAAACTCAAATTCAGGATTTTCACTGATGCTGATGTCTAAATCAGCAGTGACGACCGTGACACCGCCGTGGCTAACTGTCATACTGCGTACATAGTGCGCAGGTGCGTAATCGCGTGTTAATTGATCCATGGCCAAACCCGAATCGTTGGGATGACGTATCTGTGCTTGTAGTAGTGCTGGGCGACCAGGTCTAGCACTGAGTTCATATAGTTTGATACTGCCAATACCCTTGGCCGCCGCACGGCTAACCGGGGCCGAACAGCCACCCGATGCTTTGATAAATCTCACTGCTTGATGATAACTGCCGTCATTGACACGAGCCACGGCTCTAATCAGTGTATACTCGTTGATTCTCACACGAGTCTCGATGTCGGCTTGACCAGATTCTCCAGTGAAACTGAAATGTGCGGCCACAGGACTGGGATTTTGATCTATGATCAACCAAATATCAGTGATGTAACGTTGTTCAGACTGCGGAAACATCGCGTGAATACTGATGGGCACTATGGCAGCATCTTCGGCACGACTGGCAGCAGTCAATGTGACAGTGCTGGCATCTTCTTCGATGACGACCCCGGGAAATACGGCCTGTGATATCCGCTGCCAACTGTCAGGATTCACTGCGCCAGCAGTCAAGGACAAGGTCAATGCGGTTAATATCAGTAATAGTGTTTTCATGTGTATACTTATGCTCCTTTTTTACAACGTGGTCCATGCCAGCGTGTGTACATGGACTGGTTTATGTTTGCACTTGTCGCCGTGATACGCATTATATCTTGCTTTACTGGCTTGAACATGACAGTAGGGACACTGTTTTTTAGGTTGTTGTGTATAGTGTGTGCCTTCTTCTATTTGTTTTGCTACTGTGGCACTTATTGCTTCTCCTTGCTCTTTACTTTTTTTGACCCCTTTACATCCTTTTGAAATAGAATCTTTTTGTGATTGGGGCATGAGACCGCGAGGATTTTCTTTGAAATACTTAAGTGAGCCAGCACTTATATTAGCCTTTTGCTGTGAACTGCGTTTTTGCCCGCGAGTTTTTACAGTGACTACATTGGGATCTCGATTAGAATTTTTTTCGCATATGTCACCATGATATTGTTTGTAGTTTGATGGCGTAAACTGTCTTTGGCAATGCGGACATGTTTTTTTGTTTGCGTCTCGTTTTCTAGCAGCATTTCCAATATTTTCTAATACTTCAGACCTGTCTTCTTTTTTTCCTTTGTTAGGAGCAGCTCTACCTTTCATCTTAATAGAGTGTGATACCGAAAATTCTTCTTTTAACTTGGCATATAGTCTGCCAGTAACACGATGTCTGTTTCCATTTTCATCTTCCATATTTACCATACGCCATGCGGCAGCAATAAGCCCATAGTTTTCGCCAGGTGGCAACATTTTCCTTAGTAGTAAATGACATACTAAATGCTCATGAGCAGTTAACTCTATTAGATTCGATGACTCATCATCACCACCTATACATCTTGGTATAATATGATGCGTTTCTGAATATCCATCCCAATATCTTATCTTGGCATTATTAATAATGGCATAATAGGTTTTTGTATATTTGTTGTTTAAAAATTTATTATTCATATTTTTATTTAGCAAAACTTTACATTCACTTAATAAGTTTGAATTATATTTAAACAAAAAGCCAACAAAAAAGCGCCTTGCGGCGCTTTCTTGCTTCCCATCCCTGAGAATTTTTGTAACAAAATACTGTACGTAAGTCTTTGATTTTTCTAGGAAAAGCTCAAATTTTGTACGGCAATTTCACCAACGTAGTCGGCGGCATTTCCAAAACTGCTGGCGGTGTTAGTCAATTCAACAAACCCGTAGCGAGTCATAAATGAAACCACTGGTTCGAAGGTACTTGGATCCAATACAACACCACTACTCATTAAAGGAATATATGGGCAGTAGAACGCAGCAGCATCAGCTTCACTAGAACCTTTGTAACCAACCAACACTGACTGTGTGTCAGGAGCATAGCTGTTTACAAACACGCGCATCGAGCCATTTAATGTACCAACAAATTTAGTGTTTGTAGGTGCTTCAAATGTGCCTTCTGTGGTGCGAGCAAATGCTGATGTTGTCGCTGACTGTAATACTGTCAATGCTGCTGAACTTACAACAGCCCAGTTACCTGCGCCACGACGTGTACGCTGGGCGATCAAGTTAGCAACACGATTGATAAGAACAGCTAGAGCAGCGTGTTCGTCACCAACGAATGTAGCAGTACCTGAAACGGTAGCTTGGTTGTATGTGTACTCAGTGGCAGCTAAACTACTTAGACTTAATAAGATCTCTTGGTCGATTTCAGCTGTGATTTCCTGTGCTAAGGCAGCCATGATTTCTGCTTCAACATCGATACCATGCATAGCCTGCGCATCTTGAGCACTTTCAAATGTCCAACGAGCTTGTAACTTACGTGTCTTAGCTTCAACAGCTTGCTTTAAGATCTGGATGGAGATCTGCTTACCGCCTGTGCCTTCCATTGTAGCTGTATTGTTACCGGTATAACCAGTAGCAGTAGTAGTACCCTGGGGAACAGTTGAATATGCTGTGGCGATGGTAAATGGGCTTAACGCTTCTTGACCAGCTGTTACACTTGTAGCTGCTTGACTGTTGTCAGTTAAACTCTGTGCATAACGTACACGTAATGTATGGATCTGACTGACAGGACCAGTCATTGGCTGTACGCCCACTAATTCGTTGGCGATAACTGTTGGCATCACACGACGGATCACTGGAAGAATTACACGATTAAGTGTGGCAATGTTACCTGAAGCTGTACTACCCGAAGTAGCGTTCTCTTTCAAATACTTGCGTGTGTTTTCTAGGATTACACTCATCGAGTTGCGTTTAGCGCCATTTAAGCCTTCTAGTAACGCACCTTTGGTTTCACCCCAACGGCTTTCTAATAAATCTTGTGACATTTAAGTCTCCTTTGTCTTTTTTTTACAGCCCTGCCAAACGCTTTAAGTCAATAACGTTGCTAGTTGTGTCGTCAACGCTATCGTGCTCTTGGCCACGGGCAGATTTATCGCCAGTTACAGTGGTCAATGATTCAGTAATCACTTTTGGTGTTTTTGCTGAACGATTTTCCAATACAGCTGGTAGATACTTTTCAAAAGCGGCCTTTAACCTCGGGGTCTGGACGCTTTCCAATAAATTGCGCATAATCTCTGCTTTTTCTTCGTTTAGAGGACTTAATAGCTCATCTAATGTACTGCTGCGAAGATTGCTTTCTTTGACTATACGTAACTCACGTTCTTTTGATTCAACCAAAACTTTTGCCTTTTGGGTGAATCGGATGGCCTCGGCCAGTTTAAGATCTTTTTGACTGATGACATCATGCAGCTTGCGAACTTCTGCTTTCTCATTGAGATGAGTAGCTCCAAATTCTGCTGAGTATGCTTCAAAAATCCTGCGACCAAAATTGTTCTCACGAGCAATCTGTATGTCTTCTTTTAACTGACCAAGTTCGGCCTTGAGATGATGGCTAACAGCACGAGTCATCTTGGCTGCGGATTCTTTTACAAATCTCTGCTTTAATGACTGTAGTTTTCTACGAGCTTCTGCTACTAAACGTACACGGGCTTCCACCACTTCACGTTTGTCTTGAGCAAATTCTCTGATCTCTTGTGCTAACGCATGAACGATAAAGCCCTGTAATTTCTCTAGGCCTTCATTGTGCGTTTTTCTGTCACGACGTAGTTCGCCGAGTTCTTCTGCCAATTTACTGACCAAAAATCCATTGAACTTTTGGGCACTTTCTTTCATTGTAGTTTGGAACTTGACGCGATCTTGGGCTAAGGCTTTTTTCTCAGCTCTCACACCGTTGACTTCTGCGACGAGACTTTCTGTTACCATGCGATCTAAGGCTTCCACCATCACTTGTCGATCATGTTGATAACGCTGCGCGAACTCTTCACGGAGTTCTGCACGAGCCTGCTCACGAGCTTCAACTAACTTGGCTTCCCAAGCTTCATTGATCTCTTGACGAGTTTCCTCGTTGATCAGTTCGCTATCTAGTAACGGTTTTAGACTATCTAACATAGTAATTCCCTTATATCTAAACTATACTTTACAGTACAGCATTTCCTGCCTTACGGCAGATACTTTGGCAGCTGATCACTCAACCGCTAAAATTCTCAACATTAAAGTTTTAATCCTTTAATTAAACGTAGTACTTCGTTTGAAACTGCTCGCTGTGCTCGACTGGTCTTGGCCGGATCCTTAAACATTTCCAGTAGCTTTTGACCACCGCGATGATTTAATAATCCTTCGTAGATCGCTGTAGGATATGCGTTTGGCGCCGAAGGTTGGGCTACTATATCCACAGTGACGATTTCAAAATCACTGACGTGTCCATTGTGATCATTGACATTGCCTGATCCACGACTACTTACACCCAATTTTACACCTGAATCCAACATGGTTTTTACTAATGATCCCATCGGTGTGGGCAATATCTTTAGTTTACCATAGCCACAAGCATCATCCATCCACATGTTTTCTATCATGTGACTGACACGATCGAGATTGATCTTGAGATCGTCGGGATGATCTACTTCACCTAATACACTATGACCGGTTTTAATCTGCTCATTGATAGTGTCAACAGCTTTGGCGATTTCATGTACTGGATATACTCGTTCGTTGGCGTTTCTTACCCCGCCTTCTATGCATATTCCCTTCATGTAAAGCGTTTTACCTGATCCATCGGCAGCTTCCTCAGACTCCAATACTACACGAGCCTGAGTAAAGCTGAGATGTTCTTTAAGATAGGTATTGCGAGCCATGTCTATCTATTATGCCTTAGGGAAAGGAGTTCTAGTATTAACACCAGCGGCTTGAGCAGTCACAGGCTTAGGCGTAGGTTCCATCTTGGCACCGTAGCCATCTTTAGCAGGTACGTTCTTAAACTTTCCAGCTCCGGGCAAATCGCCACGGCCTTGATCAGCATAGCTAGTTGGTGCTTTATAAGCGGCTGTGCCATCGGGATTGGCTTCACTGGCTGTATTTTTTACTGGACGACCCTGCATGCCAGCTGCGCCACTGTTAAATCTCGTTGGGCTCTTAGGATTAGCACCGTTGTCGCCGTGCTTAACTGGGGCAACTTTGTCTAATGCTATGTTCTCGCTCATAGGCTGTGATTCATCATGGAATTCACTTGTGTCGTCATCCATGTAAGCATCGCCGCCAACTTCATCACTGTTGGGTTCCATCTCATCATGCTCATGGCCATGATCACCCATCAACATCTCAAATTCAGCCATTAATTCATCTAATTTGTCTTCGAGATCAACTACACGGTCTTCGATGTCATGCTCAATTTTATTGCCTTCATCGTGGTCGTGTTCGAGGTCATGTGTTTCGTCTTCGCCAGCTTCTTCGGCTTCGTCGTCGAATTCTACGTCTTCTTCCTCGTCTTCGTACATGCCTTCTTCTTCTGTTTCTACTTCACGCATTAAATCTTGGCTGGCATCTCCGGAAGTGTGATCCATGCCTTCTTCGATGTCTTCATCGCACTCGCAAGGATTAGCGTGACAATGTTCACACTCTTCTTCGTTCATTAAAGTTTCATAGATTTCGCGTGACTTTTCCACTACGATATCGTGGAAAAGAGCTTTGGCTTTATCTTCTTCATCGTTGATTACATATTCAATCAACTGTTCAAATTTTGACGTCATTTAATTCTCCTTTAGAATGGCTCGTACAATATTTAAGGAGGAATTAGAAAAAGACGTATATTAAGGGGAGATACTACCAACTTTTGTGTAAAAGATATTACATATTATGTAAAAAGTATTACATAGGTTCTGCCGCAGGGGCATATTGAAGTCTTAATAATTTTAATTTGGCTTTGAATTCTGCTTTGCGCAGATCATTCATTTTTCTCAGCTTGTTGATCTGTGCCAACGTAAGGCGAGTTTTACGCAGTTGACCCATCTGAGGTTGGGTGTTGTCGTCATTGACGTTTTGATAAGCACTGGGATCACGCTGATAAAGTTCGTTTAATATCATAGTCTCGTATTTATAACTAGGAGAAAATTATAAACTAGCAGCATTATTAGCAGCGGGCATACCTGGAGTCGGGGTTACAGCAGGCTGTGGCCCGGCCCCAGTGTCAACATCACCCATGCCTAGACCACTGTCAGCCATTTCATCGCCTGTGGCTAAGTCAGCACTTAAGCCTGCGGGAGTGATACCAATGTTGCGCAAGTCAGCACCTTGTGCTGTGGCAACCTCGGGATTATCACGCTCTTCGCGCCACATTTCTTCATTTTCACGTATTTCAGCTTCACTTAGGCCTAGGAAACGTTTCATAGCGAAACGTTTGCTCATGTAAGGCAGTGGCTCTACATTAGAAAAATTAGTGATACGCGCAGTGTCTAACTCACTTTGACGATAGCTAGCAAAATTCTGTGGCTCAGTTAAGGTAATATTGAATAAGCCATTGTCAATATTAAACCCGCGCCACTTCATAAACATCTTAAACTCATCATCTAACTTCTGCATGATCAGTCTTTGTAGTCGTTCACAGTATTTGTTAAAGCGGAATTCTTGTATCAACGCTGTGCCCACACGCCCATCATTCATTGGCTGACTACTGTCGTCTGGGCCAGTGGGTAAATAGCTACTGGGCACTCGTAGGCCGCGAGCCATTTTATTATTGAAGTACTTTAAGTCATCGATTTCGCCTAAGTTTGAATTTTTGGTAAACACACCGGCACTTAACGCAAACGTATGATAGCCATGATAAATTTCATCACCGTCGATAGTTAAAGTACCAACATCCATTGGCTCATCTAAGTATTCAATTTTAGCAATTCGATGGTTGTGAACGCTTTCTTTTTTACGGAAATCAGACCAGCTAGTATAGCCATACTGTTTAACCATACTAGTCAGTCCTGTTGCTGTAAATCCTTTGTCTATACTCCAATTGCGAACTTTTTTATCTTTGTTTAATATTGCCAATTCATTAACGATGTTGATATTTTTATTCAGTTCATCGATAATATCATTAACAGTTATTTCGTGCGTAGTTTTGTCTTTAACCATATCGATCACACGCTTAAGCATACTGTGAGAATATGACACTGATTGCAATTCTTTCATATTGCTACGACGTTTTTCGTTGTTTTTCCAATCTTTTAGGTTACGGCCAGATACAAATTTACTACGTTCTTCTCTTAGCTCACTAGTCCAACCAGCTTTTTGTTGTTCACATACCCATTGACGATATTCTTCATCTTTGGCCATTTTTTCTAGTTTTGTTTTGTTTGCTATTTTAAATGCAGCTCTACTGTTAGCGGCCCGGATTGCCTTTGAATCATCATCTAATGATTCAAAGTACTTTTTAAGTCCAACTGCCTTATTCTCATTTAATTCTACTAGTTCTTCTTCTGTTAATGAACTATACCAATTTGTAAATCTTTCACCAACAGTTTTACAATATTTTTCATATTCTGCTAGATTATTATCTTTAAGATTTTGTAATCTACGTTTTGCGGCTAGTGTACCCAACTGTTGAGATTCTTTAGAAAATCCATGATGTTGATGTAGTTTTTGATGGTCGTGCCATGCCATCCAGCATAAATTTTCCGGGCTGTTATCATGCCTGTTAAAATTTACATGATGTCTGACATCATATTTGCCATCACTGTATTCTTCGTT